AGACGAACCGTTTGACCTTCAAGTCGCACGGGGTCAAGTGCCAGGCCACAGCGTCGTAAATATTTACGGGTACCAGCCCTCAATCGTCACAACATTTATACCAGTTTGGGAAAACGCAACGGCGTACACCTACCCAGTGTCAGCCAGCACAATGTACTTGTCCGGCACCAACGGCGACACGGCGCAAATTTTGATTTCGGGTTTGGATTTGGCTTATAAGCCAATCAGCGAGACAGTCACGCTAAACGGCTCTACGCCAGTCGCAACAGTTAAGCAATACTTGCGGGTCAACAATATGTCTGTGACTGTTGGCAGCGCCACCAATCCCGCCGGCATCGTGTACTTGAAAAATCAAGCTGGCACGGTGACTTACGCGCAGATCAACGCAGGCATTGGCCGCACCCAGATGGCGATTTACACCATACCTGCCGGCTACACGTTTTACTTGCAGCGTGTGGCGATATATACTTCGCTGAACGGAAACGACTACGTTACCTACCAAAACAAAACGACGACGGCTTCAGGTGTAGTCCAAGTGACCCAACAGGCTCCGTTTGCGAGCAACTATGACGCGTTGCGAATCATGCCCAGACCTATCCTTGAAAAAACCGACATTCAGTTGCTTTGTGCGGTCAAAAACGGAACTGGTGCAGTTGCAGTGGCCCAAGAGGGCTATTTGATTAAAAATGACACAGGATACTGATCATGGAACTTTTAAACCCTCTCTCCAGCACTGACTTTCCAGCCAAAACCATCACCTACACCGGCACTGCTGGCGTCACGGGCACATGGAATGCTGGTCCCCAAGGCGTGGTTGTATGGTCTGATCAGGCTTGCTACATTCAGGTGGGCGAAGGCGTCACAGCCACCACTGCCTGCACCCCGATCCCACCGTTTACACTGATCCCGTTTAAAGTGCCTCAAGGCAGCGGCGGTCAGTGGCGAGTAAGTGCCATCCAGATTTCCACTGGCGGTACAATCTACTGCAAACCGATCAATATCCAATGAGCTTTTTTGGCATTCCAATTCGCAACGGCATTGCCATTGGGCTTGGCAGTGTCGTGTCGTTGTTGTCTGGCTATGCCGACGCAACAGTTCAGGGTAATCTTTTAACCGAGATCGGCGACAACCTCGTACAAGAGGATGGTGGCTTGATTCTTTTGGAGTGATAAATGGCCGTTCTTCTTTCCCCCGTGGGCGGCGTTGCAGCCCAGTTTTTTGACAACAACGGCAACCCGTTGTCCGGTGGCAAGCTGTTCAGCTATTCCGCAGGCACCACGACACCCGCAGTCACTTACACCAATTCTTTGGGCACAACTGCCCACACCAATCCAATTGTGTTGGACGCTGGTGGCCGAGTGCCCGGCGGAGAGATTTGGTTGACCGATGGGGTCATCTACAAGTTTGTGTTGCAGACCAGCACCAACGTGCTGATCGCTACTTACGACAACATCGTGGGCATCAACTCCAACTTTGTCAATTACACTGCCAGCCAAGAAATTCAAACGGCTACTGCCGGTCAAACGGTGTTTGACCTGACCACGATGCAGTACCAGCCAAGTACAAACAGCTTGAGCGTGTTTGTGGACGGCGTGAACCAGTACGGCCCTGGCGCTCAATATGCGTATGTTGAAACCGACAGCGACACGGTGACATTTGTGTCTGGTCTGCACGTTGGGGCCAGCGTCAAGTTCACCACAGCCACACAAACCACCGGTAACGCAACCAATGCGTCTGTGGTGGCCTACACGCCACATAATTGGATTTCTGCAACGACGGTGCAAAGCGCATTAGATGAAATTGCAGATGATTTAAGCGCTGCCAGCGGATCTAATTTGATTGGTTATTTACCTGTTGGCACAGGAGCCGTAGTTACTACTGTACAGGCAAAGTTACGCCAAGTTCTTAGCGTAATGGATTTCGGAGCCGTAACAACACCGGGGGTGGACAATACCGCCGCATTTCAGGCTGCTTTAGATGCGGCACAGGCAGTAGCCGGAGCAGTTTATGTCCCTTCAGGGACATATCGTATAAATTCACAATTGTTAATTGGGTCAAACACTCGGCTGTATGGCGCAGGAATGTATCGCACTATTTTGGAAGCGGCAAATACATTCACAGGTGATGGCCTCATTAAAACAAACGGTGCTGGCGGGCCACCCACCATTATCGAGCACATGGCAATTCTTGGTCAGTCTGGTTTAGGCGCAGGCATTGGTAGTGTGGGAATTAACGCTACCGTCAATGCCGTTTTAATGCATCATCTTTGGGTGGGTGGGTTTACTACACAATTTGCAATTAATGGCACTGACTGTCATTGCACTGATTGTTGGGCAGATGTTGCGTTGTCGGCTGGATATGGGTTTGTTATCACTAACGGCGGCAACTCGCTTCTTGATTGCACTGTGTACAACTGCTACACCGGCATCTATATTGACGCTACGGGGTATTGGTCAACGACAGAACCTTATAGCGGTGTCCAGATTAACAACATGAAGATCATTGCTTGTGCCTATAAAGGCATTGATATGGTCAACGCGATAAATGTTTTCATAAACAATCTTTATATTATTGCTAATGCTGTTGGCAATTATTCCAATGGTTGCATTGCTATAAATAACTGTAACAACATTAATATTAACCAATACACAATTAATTTTGGAACAGCAAAAAGCACATCCGCGTATGGTGTAATTCAAACTGGATACTTATATAACTCTACGCTAAGTAATTCCAGCATATCTGGTTGTTTGGTTGGTGCTCAATTTGATTCGCCGGTAGGACTTGTTATTACCGGAAACCAATTTTTCGGTAATAAGTTAGGTGGGTTTAAACTTATTGGCAGTGCAGGTGCATTGTCTATAACTGGCAACACTGCACAATTTAATGGTGACGCAACTTCTTTTGCTGCTAATACAAGCTATGGGTTTTGGGTAGAACATAATGCTTCTGCCGCAACATACGCAATTTCTGGCAATAGTTCTTTAGATTACACGTCAGTTCAATACTACGGATTTTATTTAACGCATTCTGGAAATACATATAAAGTTGCATTTACCGGAAATGCTTCTACCTCTGATGGTAGTGCGTACACCTACACTGGTGCGGGTACTGCAAATATCATAAACCAAGCAACCAACGCTTAAATCTATCAAGGAAATAATTTTATGGCCGATAAAAAAATCTCCGCACTGACTGGTGCATCGACACCCCTTGCTGGCACGGAAGTATTGCCAATTGTACAAAGTGGTGCAACAGTTAAAGTTGCTGTTTCTGATTTGACTGCGGGCAGGGCTGTAAACGCTGCTAGTTTGACAGCAATTTCTAACACGACTTACCAAATACAAGTTGCATCTGGTACAGGAAACTACACCAATGGCGGCATATATTTTGGCGCTTTGGGAACATCCGATCCAGGCTATTACGGCTATGCATACTACGACCAAGCCACTGAAACCTTGCGTTTGGGTAACAGAAGCGCATCTTCCATTGGCGGTGTTAAATTTTATACAGGCGCTGGAACTCCGGTTGATCGAGGCGGCGTAGATACAAACGGAAATTTAGCCCTTATTAGCGGCAATTTTGTTGTCGGCACAACTGGCAAAGGCATTGCACTCTCCGATTTTGGTGGTGTTCGCTCATTTGGTTGGGGCAACGTATCCAGTATTTCGCAAGACCTTTCCACATTGTTTGATAACGTATCGTTTACCAATCGTGGGTTAAGTATCCAAGTTCAGGTGATAACTCAAAGTTCATCTAGCGCAGCTACTTCAGCTACGTTTGTGGGCTTGCGTACCCCCGGCGGTACATGGGCGTTTACTCTTGTCAATGCTGCTTCAGCAGGGGTAAACACTATTACTCCATCTGGTTCTGGAAGTACTTTGACACTTACCTTTAGTGTTGCAAATCAATTTGGCGTGGCATTGGTTACTTTGATCTCACAATCGTAAAGAAAATTATGTCCTTAACAAAAGTTTCTTACTCGTTGATTAACGGCTCTCCAAGCAACGTCCTTGACTATGGCGCTGTTGGAGATGGTGTGGCAAACGACACCACAGCCTTTATCAATTGTTTTAACGCATCCTTTGACACTTATATACCCACTGGTATTTATAAGTTGACAACTGCCATAAATTCATTTCCGCAATATAGCCCAAGAACAATTTATGGTTCACAGAACGCAGAGTTGCGTTTGTATAACTTGCAACTTGGTGATGGCACTGGCAGTGGTCAATACAAATATGTTGTTGAAAATCTGTACATTAACGGCAACGGTACTATTGTTGCGCCAGCAACAGGAGCGCTGTACATAAACGCCGCCCACAAAGGCAGTTTTAAAGACGTTCGAATTACTGGCTACACAGCGGTTGGCAATAGTTCGCCATTGGTTGTGCGCTACGGGTTTATCAATTCGTTCTACAACCTTTCGGTGCAGGGCAACTTGTACGGCCCAACAATCAAAGAAGTTAGCAATGCGGTGGCTTTTTATCAAGGCACATTTGCAAACAACACTAACTTTGGTGCTTATGTCAGAACGTCAAATGTTGTTACTTTTAACACTTGTAACTTTGAAGCAAATACAGGTGATGGAGTTACTGTAGACAACATTCTTCAAGCTACTGAAGGTGGGTGTTCAAACATTGTGTTTGACAACTGTTATTTTGAAAACAACGCTGGCACTGATATTCGTGTTGGCACTGGTACTGGCGGAGATACAACCACAGTAAAAAATACAATTGTTAGAAATTGCTGGTTTGTAAATACAAACACAGCCCCGTTTGTTGGTTCACCCCAATACGCTATTACATTGTTGTATTCAACAGATGCGGTAATTCAAGACTGTAAGTTTGACAATTCATTTGGTGGGTATACCGCCATCATAAAATTAGGCGCAAACAGCAAAAATACCACTATTATTCCGTTTGACCCAAATGCTTGCAGCATTGACGCTGGTGCAACAGTTTCTACAAAAACAATTCAAACAGGACTTCAAAGCATAGTTCTAAACGGGTCAGGTACAGGGTCAGCCACAATTACATTGCCAGTTCCCTATGAAGTTGCTTCGCCACCAGTTTTGTTGACCATGGCTACAGCTAGCGCAGCTCCTGGTAATTTAGGCACTTGCCAAGTTGAATCACTTGCAAATACTGGGTTTGTAATTCGCGTTTTTGGTGGCCCAGCGTCAGGCACTGTTTCTGTTGCTTGGCGCGTTGGTTCTTAACATTAAAGGAGAGATTAAATGATTACTTGCAAATGGTCAGTTGAAAAAGTTAAAGTAACTGGCGACAACAACCTTGTCACAGACGTTTATTGGCGTTGTGAAGCAACTGATGGCGATTTAGTGGCTTCATACTCAGGTGATAGCAAGTTGACTGCTGGCGACACTTTTACAGCGTATGACCAATTGACTGAGCAACAAGTTCTTGATTGGTGCGTCCCTGCCGTTAAAGATAGAGTTGAAAGCCAACTAACTGTCAGTATTGAAAATCAAGTGGCGCAAAAGGCTGCTGAACTTGCATTACCTTGGGCAGTAGTTGCACCAACAGAGTAAACTGTTGTAAGATAAACAAAACCGTATCGGCGAGGTTCACCGAGGAATCCAAGGATTCATAAAAAATGACTGAAGAAGTCCAAGCCCTAGCGGAAGTAGACTCCGCGCCAACCACGGATGTGACGGCCACACCTGAAGTTGCTGATAGTACGCCGGAAGTAGCTGAAACACAGCCCAGCAAGACATTCTCGCAAGAGGAACTTGACGCTGCAATCGGCAAACGCCTCGCAAGAGAGCAACGTAAGTGGGAACGAGAGCAAGCAAACAGACAAGCGGAAACGCAAGTCTTGAGAGCCGCACCAACTGCCACCGCTGACCAGTTTGAAAGCCCTGAAGCCTATGCGGAAGCATTGGCCTACCAGAAGGCAGAAGAGCTGATCGCCAAGCGTGAAGCAGCCAAGCAGCACTCGCAAGTTCTTGAGAGCTACCACGATCTTGAGGAAGAAGCACGGAATAAGTACGACGACTTTGCACAAGTCGCCTACAACCCCAAACTTCCAGTCACGGACGTGATGGCTGAAACGATCCAGTCTTCGGAGATTGGGCCTGAGTTAGCGTACTACCTCGGCTCTAACCCTAAAGAAGCGGAACGTATCTCACGCATGACGCCATTGAGCCAGGCGAAAGAGATTGGGAAAATTGAGGCCAAATTGGTTTCAGCGCCCCCGGTCAAAAAGACAACATCTGCGCCAGCGCCGATTTCGCCAGTAACTGCACGATCCTCTGGATCGCCAGCTTTTGACACTACGGACCCACGGTCTACCAAGACCATGACGGACTCGCAGTGGATTGAAGCTGAACGTGCAAGACAGCGGAAGAAGTGGGAAGCTCAGAACCGCTAACTCTCTTAAGATCAGGTATAATGATTACCTGAAATTAGGAGAATCGAAATGGGGAGTGACAATTTAGACCTAACAGCTGAACAATTGAAGCGGCAACGCAACAACGAAGCAGGTGCTAGGTATAGAGAACGAAACCGGGAACGGTTCAATCAGCGTATGCGGGACTGGCGTGAAGCGAATCGGGATAAAGACCGTGAGCATAAACGTGAGCACCGCAACCGGAAGATTGCAAATGGAACACCAGAAGAAGTTGCCGCAATGCGTGCTGCTGAATCCGCGAAAACCAAGCGCAATCAAGACCGGTGCAGAGATGAAGTTTATGGCGCTTATGGCGGTTATAAATGCAATTGCTGCAACGAGACTGAACGGATGTTTTTGTCAATTGACCATGTGCATAATGATGGTGCTGAAGAAAGAAAATCGGGTAAATACAATGGTAGTGGGTCAGCCTTCTACGCTTGGCTTTGCAAGAACAACTTTCCAACCGGCTATCAGGTTTTGTGCATGAATTGTCAAGTTGGCAAACATAAGAACGGCGGCGTTTGTCCTCACCAAACCACTTTGACTTTATAAGGAATTTAATATGTCTAACTCGATTCTTACCATTGACATGATAACAAGGAAGGCTTTGGAAATCCTTGAAAATAACTTGGTTCTGACCCGTAACGTGAACCGTCAGTACGACGACAGCTTCGCTGTTGAAGGTGCCAAGATCGGTTCCACACTGCGTATCCGTTTGCCCGACCGCGCTCTGGTGACCGACGGTGCCGCCCTGCAAGTTCAGGACGACAACGAACAGTTCACCACTTTGTCTGTCGCCAACCAAAAGCACATCGGTGTCAACTTCACATCTGCTGAACTGACCATGCAATTGGACGACTTCGCAGAACGTGTGCTCAAGCCTCGTATCAGCCAGCTGGCCTCCAGCATCGACGCTGACGTTGCCAACGCATACAAAATCATCGGTAACAGCGTCGGCACCCCCGGCACTACTCCTTCGACTTCTTTGGTGCTGTTGCAAGCCCAGCAGAAGCTGAACGAGAACGCCGCTGTGATGTCTCCACGTTACGCCACTGTCAACCCTGCTGCTAACGCTGGCCTGGTTGAAGGCATGAAGGGTCTGTTCAATCCAACAGACACCATCAGCAAGCAGTTCCGCAACGGCATGATGGGCACCGGCGTGTTGGGCTTCGACGAGATCAACATGTCTCAGTCGATCAAGCAGCACACCACCGGTTCGCGTGACGCTTCTGCCTCCACCTTGGTTAAAACCCCAGGCGTGACCAGCGAAGGCGCTTCCACCATCCTGTTGGAACAAGGTTCTGTGACAACCACAATCAAAGCTGGCGACGTGTTCACCATCGCTGATTCGTTTGCTGTCAACCCACAGACCCGTGAGTCCACCGGTTCGCTGTTCCAGTTCGTTGCTCTGGCTGACGCCACTGCCGTGTCTGGCACTTGGACTGTGACCGTTGCTGCCATGTACTCCGCTGCTCACGCACTGGCTACCATGACTGCTCTGCCTGTTACCGGCAAAACTGTGACCTTCTTGGGCGCAGCTTCCAGCCAGTACGCTCAGAACTTGGTCTACCACAAGGATGCCATCACGTTCGCCACTGCTGACCTGTTGCTGCCCCAAGGCGTTGACATGGCTGCTCGTGCCGTTCACAACGGTATCAGCTTGCGCGTTGTTCGTCAGTACGACATCAACAACGACCGTCTGCCTTGCCGTATTGACGTTTTGTACGGTTTCAGCACGATTCGTCCACAGATGGCCTGCCGCATCTGGGGCTAAACCAAATGGGGCTTCGGCCCCGTTTCTTAACTTTTTTCAAAGGAAACTATCATGGCACTCCCTAATGGCGGCGGCGGTTACCAACTCGGTGACGGCAACTTAAACGAAATCGTACTGGGCTATGCTCCAGCTCCCGCAGTCTATACAGCTAACGCAACCGCCGCTTTGACGGTTGCCGATCTGGAAGGCGGCATCATTCTGTATACGCAAACCAATGCCAACAACCTCCAGCTTCCGCTGGTGGCTGGCGTGGGTGGTGTAGATGCAGAAATCAGCAGCGCCAAAGTTGGCAGCACTTTTGACTTTTGCGTTATGTCCACCAGCACTGGTGTGGGCACGCTGACTGTCAATACCGGCTGGACGTTGGTTGGCTCTGGCCTGACCACTGCATCCGGTTTCGGTGCTTTGTTCCGCGCTCGTAAGACTGGCGACGGCACTTACACCTGCTATCGCATTGGCTAAATCTGAACGGGGGCTTCGGCCCCTGTTTTTAAAGGAACATCATGCCTAATACCAAATCTATCGGCGTCGCGTACGAAGATCAACAATTGGATGGCGCAGTCATGGGCAAAGCTGGCGGCACCGCCAGTTTCTATGGCAATACGCCTATCGTCCAAGCTGCTGCTATCACTGCTGTCACCAATACCGCCAGCGGTACTGAGTTGGCAACTGCCATCAATGCAATTCGCGTTGCACTGAAAAACATCGGCATCACTGCCTAATGTATCGGGGGCTTCGGCCCCCGTTTTAATATGCACATCTATCTCAAACACCCCATTCACGGCGCTAAAGTCGCCATTTGCGACATGGAAGCTGACGCTGATGAGAAAAACGGCTGGGCAAGGTACAATCTCGACACGCCTTCGGACTCCGAAGAAGCGGCTCCCGTAAATACACTCGGGCTAAAGCGCAAATACACCCGTAAGGCGGAAACCGAAGGAGTCTGACATGGCCGTTTTTACTGCTGGCGATCAAATTAACCGTGCGCTCAGGCTGCTCGGCGTATTGGCCGAAGGTGAAACCACATCTGCGTCTGTCATGCAAGACAGCCTGATGGCACTTAATCAAATGATCGACTCGTGGCAGACCGAGCGACTGGCTGTCTTCAGCACACAAGATCAAACATTTACCTGGCCTGCTGGCGAGATCACTCGCACCCTTGGCCCGTCAGGTAACTTCAGCGGCCTGCGCCCCGTGTTGCTGGATGACGCCACGTACTATCGTGACCCCGGCACCAACGTGTCGTTCGGCATCAAGTTTATCAACCAGCAGCAGTACAACGGCATCGCGGTCAAGACCGTGACGTCTACCTACCCGCAGGTGATCTTCGTGAACAACACGTTCCCGGACATCACGATGACCGTCTACCCACGCCCCACACGGGACTTGGAGTGGCACTTCGTGTCGGTGCAAGAGCTGGACAATCCAGCCACACTGGCAACGGATCTGTTCTTTCCGCCCGGCTACCTGCGGGCGTTCACGTACAACCTGGCAATGGAGATCGCGCCTGAGTTTGGTGTTGAGCCAAGCCCACAGGTGCAGCGCATTGCCATGACCGCCAAGCGCAACCTGAAGCGCATCAATAACCCTGACGATGTGATGTCGATGCCGTACGCCATTGTAGCAACTCGCCAGCGTTTCAACATCTACGCCGGTAACTACTGATGAAGACGCCCATCCTCGGCTCGACTTACGTCACGCGCAGTGTCAACGCTGCGGATGCGCGGATGGTCAACTTGTTCCCCGAAATCATTCCCGAGGGTGGCAAAGAGCCTGCGTTCTTGCAACGCGCCCCAGGGCTAAACTTTCTCCAGACCGTGGGCACTGGTCCCATCCGGGGACTGTGGGCGTTTTCCAATGACGCCACGGCAGCGTTTGTTGTCTCGGGCACAGAGCTGTACCAGATCGACCAAGCCTACGTTGCCACAAAAATAGGCAACGTCAGTGGCACTGGGCCAGTCAGCATTGCCGACAACGGCACTCAGGTGTTTTTTGCCTGCAATGGTCCATCGTTTATTTACAACAACACGACCAACGTGTTCTCGCAGATTACCGACCCGGACTTTCCAGGTGCTGTCACCGTGGGCTATTTGGACGGCTATTTTGTGTTCAACGAGCCAAACAGCCAGCGCATCTGGGTCACCAGCTTGCTGGACGGCCTGTCGGTTGATCCGCTGGACTTTGCCAGTGCAGAAGGAGCGCCTGACGGCGTGGCTGGCCTGATCATCGACCACCGCGAGGCTTGGGTCTTTGGCACCAACTCGGTCGAGGTCTGGTACGACGCTGGCGCTGCTGACTTCCCTTTGCAGCGCATCCAAGGCGCTTTTAACGAGATTGGCTGCATTGCCCCCTACTCGATTGCCAAGCTCGACAACGGCGTGTTCTGGCTGGGCGCTGACGCCCGTGGCCGGGGTATTGTCTACCGGGCCAACGGCTACACTGGCGCACGGGTGTCAACCCACGCCGTTGAGTGGCAAATCCAGCAATACGCCGACATGTCGGACGCGATCGCTTACACCTACCAGCAAGACGGTCATGCCTTTTACGTGCTGGTCTTCCCATCGGCCAACACCACATGGGTGTACGACGTATCAACGCAGGCCTGGCACGAACGTGCTGGGTTTACCAATGGCGCGTTTACCCGGCACCGCAGCAACTGCCAGATGTCGTTCAACAACAAAATCATCGTGGGTGACTTTGAGTCGGGCAACATTTACTCGTTTGACCTTGAGGTGTATGCCGACAACGGTCAGATTCAAAAGTGGTTGCGTACCTGGCGGGCACTGCCCACCGGCCAAAACAATCTGAAGCGTACAGCCCAGCACAGCCTCCAACTCGACTGCGAGTCGGGTGTGGGCCTGAACTTGGGCCAAGGCAGCGACCCAGAGGTCATGCTGCGCTGGTCCGACGATGGCGGGCACACATGGTCCAACGAACATTGGGCAACGATCGGCAAGATCGGCCAGTTCTATCGCCGGGTGTTCTGGCGTCGTCTGGGCATGACGCTCAAGCTGCGCGACCGGGTGTATGAGCTGTCAATGACCGATCCGGTCAAAATTGCCATTGTGGGCGCTGAACTTATATTGTCGCCAACCAATGCCTAGTCCACTTAACGAAACAAACATCATTGCGCCTCGGGTGCCGCTTATTGACGAGCGCTCGGGCCTGATTTCGCGTGAATGGTATCGATTCTTCCTAAACCTGTTTGTGCTGACCGGCGGCGGGCGCAACGACATTTCGTTGCTGGACTTGCAGGTCGGACCACCAGTTCAGGAAATTGACCTAACCGCGGTTAACCCGGCACCTGCTGGCTTTGCTGCTTATGCCAGCAACTCGTCCCTAGAGTCAGATGTTGCCGAACTACAAAAAGAAATTCAAGCACTTGATAGCACACCGCCTTTGCTAAACAGCAATACGTTGAACACCAACTATTTGGATTTCGAGGTCGACGCGCCGCATACCAACCAGATGGGCCGGATGGGCTGGAACGCAACAGACCAAACCGTTGACCTCGGCATGGAATACGACGTGGTGCAGCAGGTTGGACTGGAAACTTATGCTCGCGTGGCTAACTTCACCGGAGTCACCATCCCCAACGGCACCGTGGTGGGGTTTACCGGGGCTATCCCGGACAGCGCACTGTCAGTGGCACCCTACCTAGCCAATGGCGCAACAAACACGCTGTACGTCGTGGGCGTGATGACGCACGACCTGCCAGACACAGGGCAAAAAGGCTACTGCACCGTTTGGGGCTTTGTGCGTGACGTAAACACTAGCGGGTTTACCCTTGGTGACATTTTGTACGCCAGCCCAACAGTGGCGGGTGGTCTTACCAACGTCAAGCCAACCGCGCCCAACAACGTGGTGCCCATCGCAGCCGTGCTACAAGTCAGCGCTACCGACGGCGTGATCTTTGTCCGGCCCACCATCGAGCAACAGATTTACTATGGCGAGTTCACCAAGACAAACAGCCAAAGCCCTGTTGCGGCCAATACAGCCTACCCGTTACTGTTCACCAACACAGAGATCGCCAACGGCGTATCCATTGGCACGACAACCTCTGAAATTTACGTAGCTCAAGCTGGTTTATACAACATTGCCTGCTCGGTACAGATTACATCCAACAATGCGGCTCAAAAGTCTATTTGGGTTTGGCTTAGGCTTAACGGAATTACAGATTTTCCTAATTCTGCTCGTATTGCGTCAATTACACTAAACGCTGGCTATGTTGTAGTAACTTTGAACGAAGTAGCATCTTTGCTGGCCGGTGATTTCATCGAAGTTATGTACGCAGCCGACAGCACCAACGTCAGCATCGCCACTGTTGCGGCCACCGCATTTGCACCAGCGGCACCTGCCGTTATTCTTGCAGTCACCCAGACTGAACAATAGGAGTTACCCATGACAGTGACCGTCAAAGTCCTAATCCCGGCAAAGATTGCCGAAGCGACACAGACAACCCAGTACACCGCCAATGGTGTCACTACAATCATTGACAAGTTCACCGCCACAAACTACAGCGCCAGCGCTGCCACGTTGTCGGTCAACTTGGTCACTGTGTCGTTTTCAGCCGGAGATGCCAACTTGATTACCAAGACCAAGACGTTGCAGCCTACCGAGGTGTACACATTCCCTGAACTGGTGGGCCAGGTATTGTCACCAGGTGCGTTTATATCTACACTGGCTGGTACTGCTACATCAATCAACATTCGCGCTTCTGGCCGCGAAGTGAGTTAAGGAAAATATCATGGGCTTGTTTTCAACATTAGGTGGGCTTGTAAGTCTTATTCCCGGCGTTGGTCCTATTGGTGGTGCCATCGCCAGCGCCGTTGGCGGACTAATTGACAGCGACAACGCTTCCGGCACAGCTTCTGGCGCAGCTGGTGCGGCAAACGCAGGCGCACAAGCAGATATTGATCTGCGCCGTCGAATGTATGAGGAGGACGTTGCAAGGCGAAAACCGTTTTATGAGGCGGGCGTTAACGCGCTGCCGGGATACGTTTCGGGTATTGCGCCGGGCGGCGAATTGGTGCGCGGGTTTACCCAAGCCGACTATCAGGCCGATCCGGGGTATGCCTTTAGGCTTGCTGAGGGCCAGAAAGCACTCGATCGGCAAGCAGCAGCCCGTGGTGGCCTGATCTCTGGTGGAGCGCTAAAAGCAGCTTCGCGATATGGTCAAGAGATGGGTTCGCAAGAATACAGCAACGCCTACAACCGTTTTCGCGATACTCAATCTTTGCGTCGTAACGCGCTTGCTGGTGTTGTTGGGTTTGCCCCAACGGCTGCTGGCTCGATGGCCGCAGGTGGTCAAAGCTACGCATCTGGCGCAGGTCCGCAGATGTATCAGCAAGGCGTTAACACTGGTAACGCGCTTATCGCAGGCCAGCAAGCCCGCGAATCGTCATACGGCCAGCTTGGTAGCGCCTTTGGTAAATATTTGACTGGTGGCGGATCATCAGGTGCGCAGGCAGCTTTTAGCCAAACAGGTCTCGGTGGCTCGGGCTTTGGTAGCGGCATGTCGTACGGTAACCAAGACCTTGGTTCATATTTCTAAGGATCGGCTATGGCTGAATTAAATTTTAATGCGCTGGCAGTTCCTGGTCCAAAAGGCTTTTACCAAGGGTTTGAACAAGGCCAAAAGGAAAAAGTTGCCTCGGAGATGAACCAGATTAAACTGGAAGAACTCAAGCGCGACCGTGACGAAATGGTCCAGCTTCAAGAAAAATTAAAAGGTCTTGGGCAAGACCCTGACATTGGTAAATACCTTGACACGCTTGCTCAAACCGGCAAGCCTGAATACGTCAAGATGGCTATCGAAGGCAAGCAGAAAATTAAAGATCTTGATGCGTATGCCAAGCTGGGCGCAATTGAGCCTGTTACGGCAGCGCCTGCTATGCCTACCGGCGCTCCAGCACTTGGTGCGCCTGCGCTTCGTATGCCGCAAGCCCCCGCACCAACAAATATGCTGGGTTCCGGCACGTTTGGTATGGGCGCTGAACCAGCAGCCGCCGCACCTGTAAACGCATTGGCCCCCGCACAACCCGGCGCTGAGTTAATCGCGCCGACACAGCAACGCATCAAGCAGTTACTTGACTTTGCACGTACAAATCCTCGGATGGCAACGCAGGCAATGGCAGAAGCCAGAATTTTGCAAGACCAGCTTGAGTTGTATTCCAAGCGAGGCCAAAACGAGCCAGCCGATGCGGTAATGATGCGCCAATTGGGTTATCCTTTGACTCAAGCAGGCTACCAAGCCTATCGCGATGCTCAACGTCAAGAGCGCATGTTGTCACCAGCCGAAGAAGCTCAACGAGTGCGAATTGCTGCTGCCAGTCGCGCTCCGCGCCCTGAGGCATTACCACGAACACAGCAAGTGACAATGGCAGATGGCAGCCTTGGCATTATGAACATGGACACCGGCGCAGTTACGCCAGCCACTGTGGGTGGCGCACCTGTTAAGGGCAAACCATCCGCATTTGCGGAAAAAACAGCCGCGCAAAAAGTTCAAACCGGCAAAGATATTAACCAAGCCATTTTTGAGCTGAAAAATGTTGCCAAAGAAGGTGGTTTGATTGATCAATCCACAGGCAGCGGCGCAGGTAAATTGATTGACATTGCCGCAGGTTTTGGTGGAAAAGCCATGCCGGGGGCAATTGCTGCTGGTCAGCTTGCGCCTATTGCTGACTTGGTGCTTAAAATGGTGCCACGATTTGAAGGCCCACAGTCTGACAAAGACACACAGTCTTACAAGCAAGCCGCTGGTCAATTGGCCGATACGTCACTGCCGACAAAGATTCGCAAAGCTGCTGCGAATGAAATCATACGCTTGATGGAATCCCGTAAGAACCAATTTGCATCGTCCGATATGGCCGCAGAAGGTGTTACACCAACAGCACCTCGTATTGCACCGCCCGCAGGCTTCACCCCAGATCAACAGTAAGGACGCAAGATGCCTTTGCAAACTGCGACAAACCCCACCACGGGCGAACGTGTTGCTTTGGTCGGTGACCAATGGCAACCCATTTCACAATCGGCCACCAACAAGCAGGGCGTAAAGGCTTATCTTGTCGGTGACAAGTGGCTGACTGACGACGGTGCAGCGCCTGCCGCCGCGCCTGTTGAAAGCGGTATACCAGCAGCCCGTGGCGGTCCATCTCCATACGCTGCCGCACCATCAAACCCAATACTCAAGGCGCTGTACTCACCGGTGGTGGGTGCATATCGTGGGTTGCAGGACATTACCGATGTGGGCATGATTGCCGCCACTGAGGCTTTGGGTATAAAGGGCGCTCGGGAAGAATCAGCCCGTCAAAAAGCACAATTTGAACAGCAATACGGTGGTACAGCTGGTGCTGAAGTTGGCCGAGTTGGCGGTCAAATTGTTGGCACATTGCCTGTGGGCGGCGCAATTGCAGCTCCGGTCAAAGCTGTTGCCAAACTCGCGCCCTCGCTGGCACGCTTTCTAACACCACTGGCTACATCAATTGAGAGCGCTGGGTTTCAGACAGGTTTGAAGCCAGGAATCGCAGCGTTGCCTGCCCGTGTTGCGGGTGGTGCAATTACTGGTGGCGTATCCGCTGGTTTGGTCAATCCTGAAGATGCTGCGACAGGTGCAGCAATCGGTGCAGCAGTTCCTACTGTAGTTGCGCCCATCGTGACCGGTGGTGCAAAGTTTGTTCGCAGACTCGCAGACTTGAAGTCGGCAACATACCTGGATGCTGTTGAGGGCAAAGGTCAAGATATTGTCAATGCATTGCGTGACAAGGGAGCCACAATTGTCCCTGGGTCTGCGCCAACTGCTGGTGAGGTTGCATCAACAGCAGGCAGTGCCAAATTTTCCGCATTCCAAAAGGAAATGTCTCAACTGCCCGGTGTTTCCAGCGAATATGCTGGCGCAGCAGCGCAGTCAAATCAAGCTCGATTGGCTCAAGAGGCACGGGTGCAGCAGCGTTTTCAAGATGCTGCCTCAAAAGTTCAAGCAAAAATTGACCGTGGTTTGGTCGATGTCAGCCCGTCGGAAGTGGGCAATACGCTTACCGCTGCCGCAAAAGCCGAGCAACAAGCTGTCAAAACCAATGTGGTTCAGCCCGCATACAAGGCTGCGTTTGATGCCGCTGGCGATGCCAAGATCGACATTTCCAATGTTGTGTCTGAAGCCGAGCGCATTTTGGACCGTAAACTGTCATCGTTTGCCACAGAAACCGCACCTGACACGGTTCGCAAACTTCGCAGTTTTGCACCCGCTGTACCAGAAGCAGAAGTTGCAACCATTGGAAAAGCCGGGTTCAAAGCAGCCAAGCCGCCTGCGCCACCAGCAGTGCCACCACAGGCCACGCTTCAGCAACTGGACGATGTGCGTAAGGCAATCAATGCCGACATTGCCGCTGCCTCGACCAGCAACGCACCTATGGCTGCGACAACGCTGAAAAACTTGCGCGAGTTGCACACTGCAATTGATGATGCCATCGGCAAAAGCACCACTTTGGCAGATGATGCCAAGGGTTTGTATGCAGATGCCGTGCTTAAATATCGCACAGAGTATGCCCCTCGGTTTAAAGAAGGCATCAACGCCAACTTGTTCAAGCGCACAAGCTTGGGCGAAGGCAAAATTCGCCCTGAAGATGTCATCAACCGTTACTTCACACCCAATGGTGAGTCTGAGGCGCGTCAGTTCACTCAGTTGTTTGGCAATAACCCAGATGCGTTGAAAGTTGCTCGAGCTGGCATTGAGGACGTGTACCGTAAAAAAGTTGTGGAAGGTGGGATGTCGCATTCCAATTTCCTCAAAGACTACGGTCGCACAATTGACATCTACGACAACGCAGGTTTGAATTTGCGTCAGCGATTTGATGTGCTGAGCAAGGATGCCGACAGGCTTGCAAAAATTGAAGCTATGGCAAAAGCCAGCGGCAACAAATTGTCACCCCCTCTACCCCCAGGTTCAAATGCCTTGGCTGTAGAAAGACGAATTGGTGAATTGACTCAAGGTTTGGACAATCGTCAACTGACTGCGATCAATTCGGTTCGTGATGATTTGGCCCGCGAGGCTGAGTACCAGCGCTTGGCTGCTGCCGGTAGCAAGGGTGGTGTGGCATTTGAAGGCGCAGCCAAAGCAGGTAAAGAAACTGGTTTGGCCCCTGCACCATCAATTCTCAGCATGCCGATTACAATCTACAACGCTGTGGTGAAAAAGCTACTTGGCATTGTTGATGACAAATTGGCGATGGAGTTGGCCCGCGAGATGTTGAATCCTGCGGTAACTGCTGAATCAATCCAAAAAGCACTGCGTCGGCAGAGTGAGCAAGCAGTGACAAATCAGTTGACGCAACGGTTTGCCACTCGAGCTGCACCCGGTTTGGCGCAGATGCCTGCTCAAGAGAATCAAAACGCATTGGTGGGACAATGAATATTCCTGAAATCGACCCAGTAAAGTACGGTGTTCTTTGGCAAAAGGTCCAAGACTACGAGCGCCGGTTTGACGAGATGAGTGGCAAGATGGACAAGATGGAGGCCAACGTCGAGAAGCTGGTGGCCCTTGCCAACCAAGGCCGTGGCGGCTTTTGGGCCGGTATGGCCTTCGTGTCGTTCATCTCCAGCGGTGTGGGCTTCGCGCTCAGTTGGGTCAAGGGTCATTGATGTACAGCCTTGGCCCCCGGTCACTGATGCGCCTCAAGGGCGTCCATCCTGATCTGGTCAAGGTTGTCCAACAAGCCATTAAGCTGTCCACCGTAGACTTCACCGTGCTGGAGGGCTTGCGCGATGTGCTGCGCCAAAAGAAGCTGGTTGCTGCCGGTGCCAGTCAAACTTTGAACTCGCGCCACCTGACAGGCCACGCCGTCGATCTGGGTGCTTGGGTTGATGCCCAAGTTGATTGGTCTTGGCCCCTGTACGCACAGATCAATGCTGCAATGCAGCAAGCAGCTAAGATTCAGAACGTGCCCGTCATCTGGGGCGGAGGCTGGAGAACTTTCAAAGATGGCCCTCATTTCGAGCTTGACCGAAAGGCATACCCATGATCCCCAAGGACAAACAGATGCATATCCTGATGGGCATCGGCGCTTGTGTTGTGCTGGCCGTTGTGCATCATGTGACGCTCGGTCTTGGCCTGCTGATCGGATGTGCTGCCCTTGGTATCTTCTACGAAGTGCAGCAGTGGTATCGCAAAGAAGGCCAGCCTGAACTGATGGACGCCATCGCCACTGCCTCGCCTGGCATCATTGCGTACATTGTTCTGGAAACTGTCAAATGGACCCGCTAACCATCCTCGCCGCCCTTGGCCCACTGGCCGTTGATCTAGGCAAGTCCCTGATTGGGCGCTTCATCCAGACCGACAATTACAAGCCCGTCAACGTGGACGAGTACGTCAAGATGCGCCAGCTCGATCTGGACATGTTCAAGGCCATGAACGACGCTGGCGGCACCAACCCATCATACCCGTGGGTTGAGGCTGCTGTGCGCCTCATGCGGCCTGCTGTCGGGCTGCTGGTGCTGGGCACTTGGTCGTACCTTAAGTTAAACGGCATCCCCAGCGAATCGGTGGACAACTTCGCTGGGGCAGTCGGTTTCTACCTGTTCGGCGATCGCACACTGTTCTACGCTCGAAAGAACAAGTAAAACAGCGTGGGCCAGATTGTCAAACCTAGGATCGCCATCAGCATCCAGTAGGCCAGACACTTGACCTTGTAGCGCCAGGTGCTGATGGGCAATATTTCTTTGCCCACCCAAGTTGCCCTGATCGGGCAATCACGGCCCTGATTGCAGTTCCCGTACTCGTCGCAGCAGTTCATCTTTGAGCCTCTCTTCGGTTGAGAATCTGTGTGTGTTGGCGCACTCATAGCGCCGGGTAACAACAACGCCATTTTTCTGTGTCCTTGTCTCTAGTGTGCGGGTCCAAGCCCCGCAGGTGGGGCAGGTCATGCTCATGCGGTTCTTCTTATTTCACGAATCTTGTCGCGTGACAGCGCCATGTTGAACACGCTGTTCATGCGAACCATCGTGTTTCGCTTGGCTTCGCTTCTGCGCCGATTCGCTGCCACATCGGGTCGAGGGCGGCGCTTGTCTGGATGGTCACCTGCCTTGAACACAGCGCGAGGGTATCGCCGTGCGCCGTCGTAAACATAAACCCATTCGGCAATGTATAGCCGCTTTTCGCCAGCCTTGGTGCGCTTAATCATGCGGTTCAGCACAGCGTGGGCGTCGTACCGGCCAATGTCGGCGTAGTCGGCAAACTCCTGCGCTGTGATCTGCTCAAATGCATCAAGTGCTGCCCAGACTCGGGTGACATGTGATCCTTTGTTGGTCGAACTCATGTGGTTTCCTTTATGCCGTGGGCGTCCGTACATTGATTTGCGCCGCCACTTTCTGCCTGTTGGATGTAGCGCAGCGCAGTTTGGTGACGTGTTTCGTTGGGATGCACTCTAGCCACCGCGAAAAGAAGCTCGTTGTAAAGCTCTTGTGCAGGTGCTGGCTGTGCTGCGGGTGGGGTGTAAAGGCAAAGGGATTGAGGTTTAAGCAACGGATACTCAACATCAAAATTAGGCACATAACAACGATAACGATAGTGGCCTCGCGAATCGGTGTAGCGCCAAGCCACAGGCTCCTGCACAGGTGCTGGCTGTGCGGGTGGGGTGGTGTAGAGGTCATACGTTCCGTCTGCGAGAATCTTTGCTGCAAAAGAAATACGTCCGTCCTCTACTGTCATATTTGCCACAATCCTCTGCACAGGTACTGCAAGGGCTTGCTTGATGGCGGTGATGGCTTCATTTACATGGCGGTTCTGTGAAAAGTGAATCTTCACAATCTCCAACGCCTCCAGCGCCAGCTTCAATGCTTCTTTCATGTGTTTCCCCTGTTTCGGATGGCGGCGGCGCAAGCATTTGTTTCATCTGCCCCAACGTGGTTTTTTAGTCTGTTGAGTAATCCAGTAGCTTCATCACACACCTTTGCACACGCCTCACGCTCGGCCAAAATCATTGCCTTAGCAGGTGCAACCACTTGGCAGTAATCACAAATCTGGTTTGGTGGGCAACCTTCGGCGCATTCGGCTGGCTTGTCTTGTCCATAAAAACGCATGCGCTCATCAGCACGAACAAGGGCTTCAAAGGCTTTGATGGCATCTGTGCTGCACATATAAGTGTTGGTGTGTTCTTGCCAAAAGCCAGCCTCACGGGCCATGTCTATGGTGTCTCTCATGACTCAATCCCCTTGATGTAAGCCGTCAAGCGCTTGATCTGCATCTCGCGAAACTTGCACATCGACTCGGCGTACTCACGGCTGGTCTGGGCTTCCAGCAGCTTGCGCTTGGCGTCCTCCAGCTCACGCAGAGCCAGCGACTCGGCGCTTGGCGTGGACCACAGTTTCTTTAGTTCATTGATCATTACAGTTACTCCAGTTGTTGATGTGTCACAGTGTATCACACATTTTTAGATATGCGGTATTGTTTTACGGCATTGCGCAATCCGGCTTGCGTTGTGGCTTTGTCGTCCAGCGCCAGTGCCTGCGCTTGGTCCAGTGTGGCCTGGCACATGATCCTGTGGCAGATCACCGGCACACCTTGACCCTGGCGGCGCACACGGGCGTTGAACTGCTCGTACAGATCGAGTGACCAGTTGAGGCCGTACCAGACAAGAATGTGCCCATTGGCCTGCAAACCGTCAATCCCGTGACCCATTGATGCCGGGTGGCCAATCATCAACTGACAGTCGCCAGTCTTCCAACGGTGCATCGCGTTGGTCAGGGATGTCTCACTCTTGCATTCGGTTAAGTTGATCGGATCGAGGTGCTTGAACTTTTCCATGATCCTGGCAGCGTCCGATCGGTAGGCGTAGGCACACAGGATCGGTGAGCCGTTGGCGTCGTCAATGATGTCTTCAAGGGCTTCAAGTTTGAGGTCATGCACCGGCTCCCACAGTGGCATTCCGGCCACCGGGTACATTGCACCGTTGGAGAACTGGAGGCACTTGTTGGTCAGTGCTGCCTGGTTAAACGCCTCAACCTCTTTGCCGCTGTCCAGCACCAAGAAGAATTCTTTTTCCATCTTTTCGTACCGGGCACGCAGGCTGTCGGGCATCTCGATCTCGATGTTGTTCACGATCAGGTCGGGCAGCGGGTTGTAGTCCTCGGCGCTCATCTCCAGCGTGATGTCACCGATCAGCTTTTTGATCGTGTCCTCAGTGTCCTCGTACGCCACCTCTTTATACGGGCCGATCTTGCGGTAAAACCGGGTCTTAAACTGCGTCTTGCTGACACCCAGGCGCTCACCCTTGTCCACCACCAAGAACTGGCCATGCAGGTCTTTGTAGCCGTTGGATGCCGGGGTGCCGGTCAAGCCAGTGATCCAGTCGAACTTGTCCAGAATCTTTTTGACAGCCTTGACCCGGTTGGTAGCCGAGTTCTTGCACTTGCTGATTTCGTCCCAGACCATGCCGTTGAACGGCAGCGGCTTGTCCTTTTTGACGAAATAGGTCTGCAAAGTCTCACCGAGCCAACCGAGATTTTCGTAGTTGATCATGTAGACATCAGCAGGCCGCAGCAGGGCACGGGTGCGCTGGTCCTTGGTGCCGGTGACCATGCTGAACCGCAGATGGTTGAGGTGCTGCCACTTCGCAGCTTCTTGCCTCCAGACCAGCCGGATGACCCTGATAGGGGCCACGATGATCACGCCGCGCAGGAAGCTGGTGCGGATCAGGTGGGCCAAGCTGGTCAGCGTGATCACGGTCTTGCCCAGCCCCATGTCAAGCCACAGCATCGAGTTGGGGTGGGTACATTGGAAATTCACAGCTTTTTGCTGGTAACCGTGGAGCAGGTCGGGTGTCAGCATCCCATCACCATTACATCAATCATTGTCTTACCTTCAATTACGTTATCAATTACAAATACATTTACTTTTTGTTCCCGGAGTCGGGTGTGTTCTCGTTCTTGTGCTGGAGTTGGCTTTTTTCCCGCAGCTTTGAATTCACAGAACCACACAAGGCCATCTTGTCGGATGAACAGACGATCAGGCACAGCAGCCCGTGCGGGGCTGGTGAACTTGTAAGCAAGCACACCCTTTGACTTGGCGTACTCGCAGACTTTGGATTCAATTTCCTTTTCCAGCATTGCGTGTCTCCAATTCGATCAGCAACTCGATGTAGTGCTTGGCCTTTTCAAGATCAGCGATGCCGTTCTTCTTGCGCCAGCGGGACACGTACTTGATCACGTTGCCCTCAAAGTAGCCAATTGCGTTGGCATGGATGAACTCGACTGGCTGGATCGGCAAGTCCTTGTAATGACTTCCCGCAACCTGTTTGCCCAGTGCGTTAAACGCCTCATCTTCTTCAAGTGTCACTTCAAACTTAGACATAGTTTCTCCACTTCTCTGATGTAGTAATCAAAATCCACTGGCAGCTTGCCAGCGTCACGAATGTCATTGCACGGCTGAACGCCCCACCCAGACTCCACACCGATCTTGCGCCACACACCTGGCTTGGTCTTGAGGGGCGGCATCCACTTGAACAGGTGCCCACCACCCTCGGCGATGTAGTAGCGCGTGATGTTCTGAAGCTGCGAGGTCACACCATCGCGCTCGATTGCCAGATAGCTGGAGCGCGGCACCTTGGTGCGAAGCATGAAGTCCATGATCTCGGGCCACTGCTCCACAGTCTCGCGGATCGGCGCACCCTCGACCAACACCTTCTCGGCCACCTTGGCAATCACTAGACCGCCGTGGTTCTGGTGCCACTCCATGTCGTGCTCGTAGGCACCCTTGCGCTTGGTGCTGCCGTTCTCAAACACGCCGATGTAGTTGTTCACATCGCGGATCATCATGGCCTTGTAGATCGCCTCTTCAAGAGTCAACCCGGTGCGCTGCTGCCATGCTGCGGCAGCGGTGTCCACCAGCCACTTGTTGGCACGGGGCACCCGCACGGTCAGGCCGTCAGTGTTTACTTGGATCAGCTTGAGGCCGTCGATGTGCATCAGCCCTTCGGCCAATACGCACAGCAACAGTTGACCATTGAGCGTGATCGTCATGGTGTACAGCGGGTCGTAGAACACAGAAAACTGGTTGTTGCTGTCACCGTAGACGCCGTTGAGCGACAGCTTCAGCATGGCGCTTTCAGCCGACTTCTTGGGGTACGACTTGCGCTGATCGTACAAATTCTTGTAGATGTGGCAAAACGACTTGCCCAGGTGCTCGGGGTAGAACCCGTTGGCAATTGCCAGGTTCGGGTAATACGATGCAACGTCAAGGTCCACAATGACGAACTCGTCA